ATTATAGTCAGTTTTATGGTGAAGAAGATGATGATGATGTAGAAGAAGATATATCAGAAGAATACTCAAAAGAAAAATTATTAGCCTACTTAGGACAGGCAGATGATGCTATGATCAGAACTCATGATGATAAGTATTTGATTATATATAACCCTAAAAAAGGTAATAAAGATAATTACGATATGTGGGGTGATTATTCTGTATTTGCAGTAGATCAAGATGGAGAAGAACACGAAGTACTATATTCTGATATTGATAACTTACAATTAGAAGGTACAAATGAAAGCCGTTATACTAAACTTAGAGACTATTATAGAAAAATAGATAAATTAAAACAGCAATCAAAAATAGATCATGAAAAAAATCCAGGACATGGTAAAGTAGTTAATAAGTGGAAAGAAGTAAATGAAGCATCTGAGATGGATAAAATTCTACAAGGTAGACAGTTTATCAAGCAGTTAGCTCCTTTTATGAATAAATTGCCTCAAGATAATCCTAGAAGAATAAAATTTATCAATAAAGTTAAACAGGTTAATAAAAAATATAAAGAGCTACTAGCTAAACAAGATGATAAAGTATCTGGAATTGGTAAAGATCAAGAGTTAAGCGAAGGAAGAGGAGATTTCGATGATGTACTAAAGGCTATAGAAAACATGGCTAACAACGATGATATTTCAGAAAGAGACGCAGCAGCAGAAATAGTATTAGCATTAGCTGATAAATTTCAATTACCAGTAGATAAGAATCTAGAAGACTATATGGAAGAAGGACAAAGTGATTTATATGAAGGAACAGACTTACATGTAGATGGAGATTTTCAATTCACTAGAACTAATAGCGGAATACAGATAACAGAAAAATACTCAGCCCAAGGTGCTAACTCTAGATACATTCACGTACCAGGGAGACTACTTAGAAGATTTGTAGCAGGATTAGCTAAATCAACAAAAGTATTCAAAGATACTAAATACCAAGGACAAGATGCAGAAGATGCTCTAGAAGAAGCTGGACCTGGATTTGCTCACGATTGTGCTGCTAAAGTAGTACATGAGAAATATGGAAAAGGTAATTGCATACCAGAAAAACATACTTTAGTTAAAGAAGGTGAGAAACATGTAGTAACTCATTATGACGTTTTATTTGAAAGCGGCAAAACAGTAGAAAATATACCAGTTAGTGAGTTAGAGATTAAAACTTCAAATGAACACTGGCACAAAGGATATAAAAAGAAAAAGAAGTAAAATGAAAAAAGCTAAATTAGAAAATATTATTCTAGAGGCGTACGAAGAAGTTCTTAAAGAGAGTCTATTAGACGAATTAGAGGATTATGATCAAGACGAAAAGTCTGATAATCCTGGTTTAAGTAAACCTGAATATAATGTAGACGATAAAGATCATTTTATATCTCAAGATCAAATTAGACCAATGATAGCTCAAAATGAAGCTGAAGAAGATGAAGAACCTACACCAGAAGAAACTCCAGATATGGATGCTCCAGAGGATACTGTATTAGAAGATGCTACTGATAAAATACTAGGGAAGTTTCCTACAGTTAGAGCAGCTATTATAAAATTACAAACAGAAGACTTCAAAGACTTTGTAGAGAGTATAGACTGGGTATCACCTCGTCCTAGCTCTTTTAGAGTAAACTTAAAGAACGGCCAAGACTATACCTTAAAATGGATGGGTGAAGGCTTTCAAGCAACTATACTAGGTAAAAGATACTACCTAAGTAACATATCAGAATATCAACAAGCATTAGATAAATTAGAAGTACTATACAGAGAAGCACCAATGAGCGGAGCAGGAGAAGGAGAACCAGCAGACACTGACACCGGCGGCGGTGGTGGAGGTGGAGGCGACTTTCCCGGTGGAGACGGAGGTGGTGCAGGAGGAGACGATGCAGGAGCAGATGACCTTCCAGCAGCAGATGACGGAGGAGGAGCTGATTTATCAGATGAACCTGTAGACTTTGAAGCAGGAGAAGAACCAGACGCATAATGAATCTTATAGATAGAGTCATATTAGAATGGTCCTATAAGACCAAAAAAGGATATCCTGACTTGGATAATCAAGAAGATATAGATTTATTTGAATCTATGTTTGGTTTTAATTTATCTGAAGCTAAAAAAGAATTCAATTATCTATCTCCTGAAGCTCAAAAAATAGCAAAGTATATTATTGATAAGTTAAATTTAGAAGATGATGAGATAAAGGCTCATTCAAAAACTAGAATAATAGTATATACAGACAGAAAAAGAGCAGAAATATTTGCAGCTTTACAGCAACTTGGATATGAAAAAGATCAAATTACTGGTTCAAGTGGTGGTGGGTTTAGAACACCAGAAGGTATAGAGATTATTCATAAGAACCAAACATCTGTTGGAGATGCTGGATTAGATAATGAAGATATAGTAGTTCGAAAAATTAACGAAAGAATAGGAGTAGAAGGTGGAGCTATAAATGTTGTATTTAAATCTGGTAATAATGTCGATTTAACTTATAATAAAGTAGAGTCTGCTGAAGGAGTAGGAAGAGAAACAGGAGATAATCTAAAAGCAGATATAAAACTTTTTAACGGTAAACCTAATCCTATCTCGATAAAAAAAGACGGACCTTTTAGATGGTCATCAGCAATGAGGACTCATGGAAAAGTATTTGACGCAGTATTAAAACCAGCTATAGAAGGAACAGAAAATCTAAAATTAGTAGTAGATCAAGAGAATCCTAAGCTACTTAAAATGTTAAATCCTAAAAATAATAAATTTTACGGTAGCATATATGTAACTGGAGCTCCTGGAATGGATTATAAAACTTTAGCTTTTGGGAATGATAATGCAGCGATAGTAAAAAGAACCTTTAGTGATGCTGATTTTAATTTCGATAACGGAAAATTAACAATTACAACCTCAGCTAATTATACAGATGATAGTCATTTTAGTAAAGATGATTTACCTATTATAAGATTTGAACAAAACGCTTCTAAGGCTACAAGATTAGAAGGACACCGAGGCAGAGGTATAACTATTAGAACCGTACCATCAAAAGGATTTAATAATAGAACTGAAAGAGCTAGTCTTTTAATTATAGATTATAAAGATTTAGAAATCGAAGAATAAGTTATGGCACAGAATATTAAAAAGATAGTAGCACAAGAATACTTAAAGTGCGCTAAAGATCCTATATACTTTATGAAGAAGTACTGTTATATACAGCACCCTACTCGTGGACGTATTCTTTTTAATTTATATCCATTTCAGGAAAAAGTATTAGAACACTTTAAAGATCAACAATATTTAATTACTCTTAAATCTAGACAGCTAGGTATATCTACTTTATCTTCAGCATACAGTCTTTGGTTAATGATATTTCATAAGGATAAGAACGTTTTAGCATTAGCTACTACTCAAGCTACAGCTCGTAACTTGGTAACAAAGGTTATCTTTATGTATGACCAACTACCAAAGTGGCTAAGGTTAAGATCGGTAGAAAAGAATAAACTATCTTTAAGACTAAAGAACGGCTCTAAGATACAAGCTAAGTCTTCTAACGCAGATGCTGCTAGATCGGAAGCTGTATCGCTACTAGTAATAGATGAGGCTGCTTTCATTGATAACATTGAAGAAACTTTTGCTGCTGCTCAACAAACACTAGCAACGGGGGGTCAATGTATGGCTCTATCTACTCCTAACGGTATAGGTAACTGGTTTCACCAAACATGGGAGAAAGCAGAGACTGGAGAAAATAGTTTCTTACCCATAAGATTACCATGGACGGTACATCCTGAAAGAAACGAAGAGTGGAGACAACAGCAAGATAGGGATTTAGGACCTAGAATGGCAGGACAGGAATGTGACTGTGACTTCTTATCCTCTGGTGATACAGTATTTGAACCAGAAGATATGACTTTTTATGATGAAACTTATCAGAAAGATCCTATGGAGAAAAGAGGAGTTGATAGCAATTTATGGATATGGGAAGGAGTTGACTATAGTAAATCATATATGGTTGTAGCAGATGTCGCCAGAGGAGATGCAACGGATTACTCTGCATTTCATATATTCGATATAGAAGAATGTAATCAAGTAGGAGAATATAAAGGTAAAATATCACCTAAAGATTTCGGTAATGTACTAGTAGGAGTAGCAGCTGAATATAACGATGCACTATTAGTAGTAGAGAACGCAAACATTGGCTGGGCTACCATAGAGCAAATTATGGAAAGAGAATATAGAAATCTATATTACAGTCCAACTAATAATAGAGACACAGTAGAATCCTATATGACTAAGTTTGAAAGAGATAAACTTGTACCTGGCTTTACTATGTCATCTAGAACTAGACCACTAGTTATAGCAAAGATGATCGAATACGTTAGAGATAAAGGTGTTTTGATTCAATCTAAGAGACTATTGAGTGAGATGAGAGTATTTATATGGAAAAATGGAAAGGCTCAAGCACAAGATAGGTACAATGATGATTTAATTATGTGTTTTGGAACAGCTCTATATGTAAGAGATACTGCACTAAGACTCAGACAACAAGGTATGGACCTAGCAAGAGCTTCATTATCTTCATTTTCTAATCTAAATTCTAGAAACCAAGCTGTAATGAAAGTTGGAAAGCCGATAGATAATCCTTATCTTATAAAGACACCTGGAGGCGAAGAAGATATCTCCTGGTTATTAAAATAGACTATTTATTAAAAACGTACATTAATGGCGGACAAATCCTTATTTGGCAGACTACGAAGATTATTTTCTAACGATATAGTTGTTAGGAACATAGGCGGTAGAGAGCTAAAGATAGCTGATGTAAATCAGATACAAACGACTGGTAGATACCAAACTAACTCTTTAGTAGATAGATTTAGTAGACTTTATATCTATAACAACAAAAATATTTTTAATCCTAATCTTAACTACCAAACGTTAAGAATTCAGTTATACTCTGATTATGAGGCAATGGACACTGATCCATTAATTGCTTCTACTTTAGATATTATAGCTGATGAAGCTACAGTAAAGAATGATCAAGGAGAGATTCTACAAATACAATCCTCTGACGAAAATATACAAAGAGTACTTTATAATTTATTTTACGACGTTCTAAACATAGAATTTAACCTATGGTCTTGGACACGTCAAATGTGTAAGTACGGAGACTTTTTCTTAAAATTAGAGATATCAGAGAAATTTGGTATATATAATGTACTACCTTATACTGTATATCATATGGTAAGAAGAGAAGGTGAAGATCCTGAGAATCCTGCAAAAGTAATATTTCAATTAGATCCTGATGGATTAGCTTCTTCTCAACACCCTAATTATTTACCAAAGAGAAAGAATGATAGAAGAGTAGTTGACTTTGATAATTACGAAGTTGCTCACTTTAGGTTAATTTCAGATACTGCTTACCTACCTTACGGTAGATCTTATATAGAACCTGCTAGAAAGATTTTCAAGCAAGTAACATTAATGGAAGATGCGATGTTAATTCATCGTATAATGAGAGCACCTGAAAAGAGAATGTTCTATATCAATGTCGGTAATGTACCGCCTAATGAAGTAGAGCAATTCATGCAAAAGACCATGAATCAGATGAAAAAGACTCCTTATGTAGGAGAAGATGGTCAATACAATTTGCGTTTCAATATGCAGAATATGATGGAAGATTTCTATCTACCTGTTAGAGGAGGTGATACTTCAACTAGAATAGAAACTACTAAAGGTTTAGACTATGATGGAACAAATGACGTAGATTATCTATTAAAGAAGATGTTTGCAGCTCTTAAGGTTCCAAAAGCATATTTTGGGTACGAAGGAGAATTATCCGGTAAAGCTACTTTAGCAGCTGAAGACATTAGGTTTGCTAGAACAGTAGAAAGAATACAAAAGATAATGGAATCAGAGTTAACTAAAATAGCTTTAGTACATCTATACTCTCAAGGATTCTCTGGTGAAAGTTTAACTAACTTTGAAATTAAGTTAACTACACCGTCAATTATATTCGAACAAGAGAAAATAGCTCTACTTAAAGAAAAGGTAGATTTAGCTGCTCAAATGAAAGACTCTAAGTTATTCTCTTCAGATTACATATATGAAAAGATATTTGATTTATCAGAAGATAAGTATATGGAGATGAGAGATCTAGTTAGAGAAGATTCTAAGAGAGCATTTAGAATAGCTCAAATAGAAGGTGAAGGTAATGATCCTGCTAAGTCTGGTGCTACTTACGGTACTCCACATGATTTAGCTTCTATGTACGGTAGAAGAGCTACTCCAACAGCAAAAGGTGCAGGTCAAGACGAAGTACCTCAAGGATATGAGGAAGCACCTAAATGGGGAGAACCTGGACCAGAAGGTGGAAGACCTACAGAAAAAGCATCTATATATGGAACTAACGATGCATTGGGAGGACGAGATCCTTTAGGAGTACATGGAATGCACGGTGGATTTGACTCCGATAATGATAAAGTAGCTGAAAATGTTAAAACTAACACAGTCTACCTTAGAAACAAAGAACTCTTTAAAGATATTGTATTTAAAAAATCTTCTGCTAAAGAAGCAAAGATGTTGAGCGAAGACAATATTAAAGATTTAGAGAATTAATACATATTTATATATAGTAAACGTATACAATGAGGATAAAACATTCAAAGTATCGCAATACTGGATTAATCTATGAATTGCTTGTAAAGCAAATCGCTTCTGATGTACTTGAAAGTAAAGAGTCAGATGCAATTCAAATATTAAAAAAGTACTATAGCGGTAAAACTACTTTAGCTAAAGAGTATAAGCTATACGAATTTGTAGTGAAGAACAACTCAGTATCTCAATCTAAAGCAGAAACTATTATTTCTACTATTACTGAGGTATCGAGAAAGTTTAATCAAAAAATACTTAAAGAACAAAAGTATGCTTTGATATCAGAAATAAAAAGTAAATATAATATTGACGAATTTTTTAGCGTCGATGTAAGAGATTATAAAGCATTAGCGTCTTTATACTGTTTATTAGAAGCACAGAATAATTCTAATTTAGTAGACCCTAGCTTTTTAATTAATAATAAAACTACTCTTTTAGAACACTTAACATCTAAGAAGCAAAATGAAGAAGATGTAAAAGATTCTCTTATAGAGCAATATGGTAAGTATGATAAGGATTTAAAACTATTAACGTTTAAAATTTTATTAGAAAAGTTTAACGAGAAATACATAGACCTATTACCAGAACAAAAGAATATTTTAAAAGAATTTATTACATCAGTTAATTCAAGTAAAAAGTTATTTACATTAGTAAATAAAGAATTAAAAAAGATCTCTGAAGAAGTAAAGAAATTAGGAGATAAAGTAACTGATGATATTATAAAGATAAAATTAGATGAAGTATCTAAGAGCATTCAACCTCTTAAACCTACTGATAAAGTAAAAGATACTCATTTAGTAAATTTAATGCAGTATTACGAACTAGTCAACGAGTTAAATAAATTATGACCCGTACTAAACTAAGAGAGTTAGTTAGAGAAGTAATGCAAGAGTTAGATGAAGCAAACGTAACTGGAGGAACAGCTACATTTACTCCCGGAGATGGGATGAATTATGCAACACCTGCAGCTTTCGGTAAAGCAACAAGAGCTAAAAAAACTTTAACTAAGTTAGGTTTCAAACAGGTTAGTCGTCCTAAACGACCATCACATACTAAAGGATTTGATTATTTATAAAAAATGAGACAAGTAACAGTAACAGAAAAGTACAGAGCCGTATTAGAAGGTAATATGGCAAAAGGTGAATTTGTAAGACAAATGAGACTTACACACCCACAACACATAACTCAGTTCAACGGATTCGATGACTCAGTTCAAATTCTTAAAAATAGAGGTTTACTATTTGAGATAAAGAAAGAAGTTGTAGAAGAAGCAAAAGAAGCAGAATATGCTGAAGATTGTTTACCTTATTCTGATGAAGCATTCCAAAGAGGAATTAGATATGAACTTCAGTCAAAAGGTATTGAAGTACATGCAGGAGCAAATATTAAGTTAGAAGACTATGATTCTGCAAAAAGTGCTGCTCAGACAAACTTGACTAAAGACCCAATGCATTACCTTAATCTTGTATCAGGTGAATCTTCTAAAGTAGACAAACATGATAAACCATCTGAAACTAAGAGAGGAGCAAAAGATGTTGATACATTTAATGGACTTAAAAAAGCTGATTTAAGAGAAGCTAAAACAATGCTTAAAGAAGGTAAAATGGATGACTTAGCTGAAAAGCTAGGAATAGATGTAGGTAGATTACAAGCTGCTGCTGATAGACTAAGAGAAATGGAAAGAGAAGATGCTGCTAAAACAGCCGGTAAGGTAGATGCAATGAAAGCTATTATAGATGAAGAGCCAGATGAAGTTATGAATATTAATAGATTTGGAAAAGAAAAAGAAGATCACGATAGTAACTATACTAAAGTAAAAAACGAAACAGACGGACTTTCAATAGATGAGCACGAACATCAATTTTTTCACTTAGCATTCGAAGGTAAGTACGATGATATATTAGAAGACTATATGTCAAGTGAATCTTATAAGCAAGACGAAAAAGAAATACAAAATAAATACGATGTTTCTAGCGCTCACGATGTAAAGTACTTAGACGAGTGGGAAAACTTTATAAAAGAATTTGAAGCTATCAATAGAGATGATGCAACAGATACATATAATTTTGAAGCTAAAGGGATAGATGAAATGCTATCTATATCAGGAAACTCAGAAGAAGAAATCAAGAAAAATGCCGAAGAGTTATTAGCATTAGCTAAAAAAGTAGGATTGGACAAAGCTGAAATAAGATATAATGATGACGGGTCTGTTGATGGAGTTGAATTAAATGACACAGTAGAGGATAGAAACGATGGTAAAACTCAAAAAATTGCCGACTTACAATCCAAACATTATGAAGCTTCTAAAGCTGGACGTTCTAAACAAGAACCTTCTTTCAAACCTAAAAAATTAAAGAAGCTTACAATAGGAGGTAAAACATACGAAAAAGGAGATTTTGACCCTAACGATGACGGTAGAATTATGTCAATTGAAAAATATCCTAACGGATACTTTATTAATGGCGGAATATATTCAGACTACGGAGACGGCGATGGACCTAAAGAAGGGTATGGATACGCTATCGACTTGAAAGGTAATAAAATGGACGAAGAGGATTTAGAAGGAATGCACGAATCCGCAGTAAAAAATGAAAATATTGATGCATTTAGTGATACCATACAAGTAGTAGGATATCCGGAAACTGTAGAAGATGCTCTAAAAGTGATTGAAAGATACGAAAGAGATGGACATCCTGTTGGTAGAGAAGAAGCTAAAGAAATTATAGCTGACATGAGAGATACGGATGACGATGATTTTGATAGAAATATTACTAACCTTATAGCAAAAGCATTCGTTATCAAGCTAAAAGGAGTATCTGAAAAGAAAGGTAAAGATCATGACGGAGACGGAGATGTAGACGGAGATGATTATATGCATGCTAAAGATAAAGCAATCAAAAAAGCGATGGGTAAA